CAGCGGGAACGCCAACCCGGCAAGCAACGCAAGCCAGGCCATGCGGCGACGGTTTTTCCAGCGGTCTTTTTCATTCATGGACAAACTCCCGTGCTTTTCTGTGGAAGTCGGCCCAGGTCCTGACATGCGGCTTTCCTGGGCGCCATGTGCGCAAATACAACCCCCACGCTGCATCTACATCATTGACGGCTGGCAGCTTGTCGGGGTCCGTCCACAGCAGCAAGCGCGCCAACCCAGCAGCCAGCACGTCGTCATGCTCGATCGCATCCCATACCGCTTGTGCTGTGAATTCAACACCTCGTGCCGCACAAAGAGTGCGAAGGTGGGGCGCGCTGGATGGGTGATTGATGCAACCCTTCACGCCGCCGCCGCGCTCAAACTGCCAGAATCCTTTCGCTGGGCCGTTGCCCATCTGGCGGCGGTATTCAAAGCGGCTTTCTTGTTGCCCGATGGTCAAGAGCATCACTCGGGCCTGCGGACTGTCCATGTGCCGGGGAAGCAGTGCAAGGGCCGGGTTGATTGCTATACGTGTGATTTCGTCTAGGGTCACTTGATTTTCCCTTTCCCTTGAAGCGCGCGAACATCTGATTCGACGGTTTCGATACGAAACCGCATCAAGACCAGTTCGCCGTTTTGTTTCTCAACCACACTATTCCCGCGTGCCACCTCAGTGCCGAGCACCTTGATCTCCGCCCTCAGCTCGTCAATTGCTTTGGACTGTGTGAGGATGCGATCCGCTGCGGTTTCGCCCTTCATGTACATCGTCAGGATCATCCCGGCGAACGCCCCAAGAATCGAGAGCAGGTAGGTCAACGGAAGCTTGAGTTCAATGATCCGCTGGGGCTGGCCGGTCGGAATCACTGCGTTAGGGTCACTCATGATTTATGCTTTTCTTCTAGTTCCGTGGGTGGCTCTTGCGCTGCTCTTAGCGGCCAAGGGTCTGATACGCGCCGCGCATTGGCTGGGGGCTGGCAAGCAACCCGCCGACCGCTCGACCGCCGAGGATGTTGACGGGGCCAAGAAGCCCGAGGGTGGCGGCGTTTTGAAGCGTCTCACCTGTGGATTCGCTGGGTTGCAGCAGACCCAACCCGGCCCCGAGCAGCCCCGCACCGGTAACAGTGTTTGCTCCGGGGATGAAAGCAGCGGGGGCCATCGCGGCGGCTTGGCCAAGGACAGAGCCGACCTGGCCCGGGCCACGGTTGAGCAGGGCTGAGTCAAGCTGCCGCAGTGCTGTGATGTCGTCTTTTGACATGGCCCCGAACGCTTGCTTTACACCAGAATAGGTGTTATTCATGCCCTGGCCGATCCCGGCTAGGAGCAGTTCAAGCGGGCTCATCCCTTCGGTTGGGTCGTATTGTTTTGGCATAGAGCGGGCGTAAAAAAGCCCGCAAGGAGCGGGCATTGACTTGGTTACTAGCTGTGATATTCCGGCCTATTGCCGCCCTGATCTTGTTTGGGCTGATCTGCCTTCCGTTCCGGATTGCAGTTCAGAAATGGATGCCCAACAACAAGATAAAGGCGTTTCTATTGACCCCCATAGGCCGCAAGAAGCCCACCCGCACCAATTGAACCACCGACTTGGCGCAATGGCTCAGAACCTAGCAATCCCACCATTCCAGGTGTGAAAACTTGAGGCTGCAATGCTGCGCGTTGCATTGGTGCTGACAAGAGCAATCCTCGCGCCATAGGCCGTGCGGCAACGGTAGCCATGGCTAGCGGGTTCGCCGTAGCGCCAGTGGTCATGCCAGCCACAGCGAAATCGAGTGGCGATGTTGCCTTTGGCGCCTCTTTCAGTGCTTGGGTGGCCTTGGGGAAGGCTTGGCCCATCTGAGCAACGGTCAACAAGTCACCAGACAGCGGGCGACCTTTTGCAAGGTCTTTTGCAAGTTGCTGCGCAGACACATTGCCCGTCTGCTCGTTCAGCGCCTTTTGGACTGTGTAGGTCTTGGCAATCAGCTTGCGGGCTTCTTGGAAGGCTTGCAGCGCGTCGGTGTTGCCCTGGGCCTGCAGGTGCCGTTCGAGCATGCCCTCCAGCTCGTTGGATGCCTGTTTGGCCGCTTTGCCCATGCCCGTATCGCCTGCTCGATAAGCCTTGTCGGCCATCTCGCGCAATACTTTGGTGGCGTCCACGGCAGAGCCTGCGTCAAACTGCTGCTGTTTCAGGCTGGCAATCAAATCACCCACGCCGTCATTCTTCAGGCCAGGGAACGACTTCGCGGCCCCCTGGTAGGTGCTTGCGATGTTGTCCAGGGCACCGAGGAACTGCTTGTCAGCAGTCACCGTGCCCGCACTCTTGACAGGCGCATATGCCTGCGCCGCTTGGTTGCGGATGCCCTGCAGCACATCGTTTGTCAGCTCGTCGCCTTGCTGCAGCCCGATGGCCTTGCGCGCAAGTGTGTCGGTCACAGGCTGGTTGCGGGCGCTGGCTACCTGGGCTGTCTTGATCTTGCCCGACAGGCCGGAAAGCGCCTCAGTCATGACGCCTGGGTTCAGGTCGGCGGGCGGGATGACATAGCCAGCATCGGCCCCAGCCTTTGCAGCGGCGAACTTCTGAGCATCGGCGGCTTGCTGGCCTGCGAACGCAGTAGCACGGCGGTCCATCATGGCGTTGACTGCGCCGCCCAGCTTGTTAGCCGCAAACTGCCCGCCAGCGCCACCAGCCCCGCCCAGGGCAATGTTCCCGATGGTTTCGCCCGTGCTCACCGAGGGCTGCATGGCCCCCATGGTGGCCCCGGCAATCGCGGCGCCTGGCACAGTAGCGGCGCCGGGGATCAGTGAGGCAGGGGCAAGCAACGCCACGTTGCCAGCAAAGTTGCCGATCTTGCCAGCGGTGGTTTTCATCAACGCCGCATCGCGCGCTCGGGCCTCTGCAACGTCCTTGCGGTCTGCCAACCCGACCCACTGCCCCGCACCGCGCAGAGTATCCACCACAGCCTTACCAGTACCAGCAGCCAGCTTTTCAAACGTGCTCATGCCCTCGGTGGGGTCGTAGCTGGGCTCTGGTGCTGCTTGCCACTTGACCATGCGTGGGTCGATTTTGGGCGCGGCTTGGCTAGGGGCTTCAGCCGCTGCGTCGTCCCACTTAACCATGCGCGGATCAATTGGCATAGTCCACCGTCCCATCTGCGTATTGCACTACCTTGCGCCCGCCATACATGCCAGTCTTTACAACCTGCTTCGTGGGCTGCTGACCTTTGCCGCCGTCAATGTTGATAGGCGGCGTTCCCTTGGGGACTTCTGACAAGATGCCCTGCACCGCGATTTGTCGCGCCCTAGCCTTTTGTGCGATGACCTTGTCGCTGTCTCCTGGCTGCGGGAAGTACTGCTTGTTTGCGCTGTCAAATTCAGACGGGGCGATGGCCGCGCCAGACTCACGACGCAGAACAGCGTTTGTAAAGTCCCGTTTGGCTTGGTCCAGCATCTGGCCTTGTTCGCTGTTGAACATGTTGACCGCACCACCAACAATAGGCAGATTCGCCCCGGGCGTTGAGAACGTCTTGCCTGACTTCTCCAGCTCGCCCAGAATCTTGTCCGCTTCTTGCATGCGCGTGCCGAACAGCTGGGCCTTGGCCTGCACATCGTTGAGCGGCTTTTGGAAGCCAGGAACCGGCACTACAGCGCCCTGTGGGTTCGCTGCTGATGGGGTGTAGACAAAAGAACCTGTTTCGGCATTCCATATTGGTTTGCCGCCTTGTTCGCGCTCCATGTTGAACTTGGCTTGTGCAAGCGAATTACTTGCCCATCCACGTGCAGACGCATCACGCTCGGATGGTGACATGTTGACGCCGAATGAGCCCTGCTGCTGCATGGTGACTGGAGACACGAAGTCCACACGGTCGCCGCGATTGACCTGAACTGGTGCTTTCCACTGCTCCACGCCACGGCCGATAGCTTGGCCGAACTTGTCGTACTGGATCGTGACAGGGCGGCCGTTCTCCATGCCTTCCACGGTGCGCGCAACCTCCTGGCGGCCAACGTTATCCAAGTCCGCATACTCTTGGATCTGCTTTGGCGACAGCCCAAGTCTCAATGCCTCTTGCACATTGAAGCCGCCCGTGCGCATGCTTGGTTGGGTGACCTGTGCGCCTTGAGAGACGAAAGGCACGCCGTTGACTTCTGGAATGGCGACAGAGCCCTGCGTGGTTTTGCCAAACAAGCCAGGAATAGCGGCTTGGATTTGGGCTGCTTGAGCTGAAGCTGCGTCTTTTGCAGACCACTCCTTTTGCTGTCGGTCGCGCTGCGTATTGAGCCAAGCGGTTTCCGCTTGTTTTTGTGCAGACGAATCCATGGAATTCATCAGCCCAAGCAGCCCCTGGAACCCCTGAGCCCGTGGAGCCTGACCCAAAGCCAGCAGGCCCAGCCCCAAACGTGTTCCAGGGTCATTGAAATCAAGCAATCCAGCCATATCAAGAGCCTCCGTAGTTCTGTTGGCGCTCGCGTTCGCGGCGGGCGGCTTCTTCCATCGCGGTCTCTTCTGGAGTCTTGGCGTTGGGGTCAACTGCTGGCGTCTTGGGGATGCCGTTGGTTGCTGTGTAGGGGTTCAGCTCCGACCAATTCAACAAGCCGTAGTTCTGGCTGTTTGGTGCGACCACCGACATGCCTTGCTGTGGTTGGCTGAGCAGACCCATTTGCATCGGCTTTGTTTGCAGGCCCTGGCCGCCTTGACCCAAGGCTTGCAACAGCGACATAGCGCTGCTATTGGATGACGGCGCGGACATGCCCTGCATCCCGCTCATGGCGGACATCAAACCGCCGCCTGACTGCACGCCGCCCTGCCCCATTTGTCCGTAGGCTTGGCGCTGCTCTGGTGGCAGGAACTGCGATGAATCCACCGGGCGATAACCACCACCCAGCTCACTGCCCGCAGGCGCGCGCTGGTAGTTCGTGTTCATCAAGCGGTTGTTGAACGCCTGGGCCTGGGGGGCCATGGTGTTGCGGAAGTTGTCCAGGTCACTCGCAAGGTTCTGGTATCCCGCCTGTTGGAGTGGGTTGAACGGGTTTTGCTGGTAGTAGGTTTCCAGCGCTTGGCCCGTGTTCAATGTGTTTTGCAGCGGCTTTTGTGCAGGCCCCCAAGGGTCTTTTGTTTGCGTCTGCTGTCCGCCGCCATCGCTCATCAAGCCACCCACGACGGAGCCGATTACTGGCCCTGCTATTGCTTCCATTTCACAGCTCCTTTTCCTGAGTGATCGTTTTTGTCCGGTAGCCAGGGCGCTTCCGTGCCATGCCTGGTCGAACAGTCGCTAGGGTTTTCTGACAACCTATTGACTTTGCCCAGCCCTCAATTTCGTCAATGAGGGCGTCGTTGTATGCACCTGCCGAGGCCATTTGGTGGCAGATCAAACCGTCTTTGCCGCGAATGATTTCAGTGATGGCCCAGTAATCACCATTGCGCCAAAGTTGCGCCATTCCTTGAGTACATCTATCAATCCAGTCCTGCGCTTGATGCACATAAGAGCGATCAAACGCAGGAGCTAGAGCGGATGCAGCTTCTTCGGGGATTGCATTGGCGGGGTATTGCATTAGAAGTACATGCCCAAGTCTTGGTTTCCATACCCAGAACCAGTGCCAAACCCTTGCGAGTTTGTTCCTCCTACCGCATTGGGTGATCTATTCCACCAATTTGCGACTTGGCTTCCCAACTGCGCACCACCGAGCGCTCCCATGATTGGATTGCCGCCGCCACCGCTTGCGGTGGATGTACCGTAACCCTGGCCAATAGAGTTGTACTGGTTGCCAAACTGGCTCCAGTAGTTCATCGGCGTGTTCTGGATGTTCGTACCGGCGCTGATGCCTGTTTGGTTGTTGTTCATCAACTGGCCGAACAACCCCATGTTGTTGTTGTAGCCCTGCTGCTGCCAAGACAGGTTGTCGTTGTTGATTGACCGATCCAGGTTTGCATAACCCAGGCCCAGATTGCCCATAGCTTGGTTGTTCTGGTTCGTGGCCGAGTAGTAGCCCAGGTCATTCCCACGACGGCCCAGGTCGTATTGCAATGCGGTGTTGTAGCCATTGCCATACAGGCTTGCCAGTGCATTGGCGTTGCCCATGTTCAGGTCGTTCATGGCGTTCGCTTCAACCACACCTTGACGCGAACCGCCGTACCCACCAGCGGCCATCGCTTGCGAAGCAATACGAGGCATCACGTTGCGGTTGAAGTTCTGCGTGTTCTGCTGAACCAGTGCATCACCCATCTGCTGCAGATAGGGGTTTTGCCCTGCGGTGTAGCCAGAGATTCCACCCACACCAGATGCGCCACCATTCGTTGCAGTGCCACCAAAAACCGCGCCAGAGCCTTGCGTGACAGGGTTCTTTGGCATGGGGATGCCAGCCGATGGAGATGTACCACCGAACACCGCACCACCAGTGGGCGCAGGGCTTGGAGTAGATGCGCCGCCGTAGTTCAGCGTGGGGAAAACCTGCCCAGGGTCACTGAAAGAAATCGAGTCGTTGTTGGGCGCGGAATAGTTCTGCCCCAAGATCGAGTTGGCTTGCTGGTTGGTGACGTAGGGGCCTGTGTAGCCCGTGTCACCCCAGGGAGTTGCGCCGTTTGCGCCGGAGCCGCCGAATGTTGCTGCCATGATGACCTCACCCTAAAAAGCGCCACGCTGAGGAGCGATAGCAATACACACCACCGCCAGAACCGGGGTTCCAATCGGTGCCGTCTGCAAACACCACCAATCCGTCAAACGTCTTGGGTGGAGCCGCATGGAGAACCTCCAGCCGCACAAAAGGCAACGGCCCGTTAAGGGCCGTTTCAAGGTTTCTCAACTCCTGATCCAAAAAGCGCGGAATCTCTTTGGGATCAGGGGGTACGTTTCGTGGTCTGTAGGGCATCAGTACTTCCCTCGATAGCTGAAATCAACATCCAGGCTGGTTAGCCGCCATGGCTGGTTGTCCAGTGACAGGATGCGGATGCCGATGAATCGACCAGTTGCAAACAGGTTGATCTGGTTGTAGGAACTTGAACCCACTGTGTAGGTCACTGGAGAACCCCAAGTGAATGTGCCTTCTGGGTTCATAGTTCCACCTACTTGGAACTGAATCTTGGCCCCGGTCGCGCCATCTACGCGCACCCGAAGACCCGCCAGCGTCTTGACCCGCGATGCGTCTTCAAACGTCAGCCCAAGGCGCTCTACCCGGCTGGTGTAAGCCATGCCATTGCGAGTCCCTGTGACGTCAGATGCTGTAATCAATGGAGTGGTTGAGCACAGCAACAAACGTTCTTGCGCCGGGGACAGTTCGTCTTCATCCCAGGCAAATGTCGCATCAGCCCACGAGTAGGCTTGCGCAGACCACGCCTGTGTAGCGCCTTGGGCCAGTTGCCCAGTGGCCCCAAACGTCACGTTGTCCAGCGAACGAATGCTCCAGGTCTGGTCGTTCCAGTTCCACACCACAGCTTTCGTGCAAGACGCTTGCCCCAGCTCGGGATAGCAGATCCACACCTCACTCGCTGCGGGGTTTGTCGTGACAAAAGAGCGTTTACGATTCGTGGCGTCAATCGTGCGGAACAGGGTTCTACGCATGACGCCATCAACGATCGATCGAGCGCCCTGCCCTGCGTGCAAAACTACGTCGCCGTTGGTCAGAACTACATGACCGACAGGGGTATCAGCCACAGCCCCAACAGTCAGCAGGCCCTGCCTACCAGGAAGGCGCTGGAAGCTGAAAACCTCCGTGCCTCCAGTAGCGCGCATGGCGTACATGGAGTTCTGCTTGTAGATGACATTCACGTCACCCATCACAAGCTGATCGACCATCAAGCTTGGGTCTTCGGCCAAGTCCAGATTGCCTGCCAACTTGGTCAGATCAGCCACATTCCAGGAAGTTGGAACAGCACCAGGGGCGGCTACGTCAGACCACAAGACAAGGTGCGGGTACTGCGTCGAGCCTTTGGTGATACCGATAGCAACCAAGACGTTTTTGAACGGCCTGATCGACTTTGCACGCCAAGTCGAATCCCACCCGGGCAACGCGACCAGCTTGTTCACGCCACCGGTGGTGTCCCAATACCATGGGATGTCCTTGCCGTTATTCATCACCAAGACACCGTTTAGGACGCCGCCTGTCCAGCGGTCATCCACTGCGCCTGTCGGTGCTGTTGTGGGCGTGATGTTGGTTCTGGTGGTTCCGTCATCGGCATACACAGCAGACAGCCCAGCATGCACCCAATATTGAGTAGTGGCGGTGTTGTATGGCTGCAGCCAGTACGGAGTGACCGAAGGTGTATCGAACACCTTCTGCTCACCCTTCATTCGCTCCAACGCTCCATTTCTGAAGCGAACATTGATCCCATCAGACCAAGTGTTTTCCGGCAGCTCTTGGGGTTGTACGTCCTTGTTGATGCCGTACTTCCCGAGCAGTTGAATGGTCTTGATCATTTGGGGTCAAGCAGGCTCGGTCATCGAATAACCCAACACGCGGATATAGAGCGCCGCGCCTGGAGTGGCCTTGTATTCCATCTTGCGTGTCGAATCGACGCGGATCTTTAATGAGCCGCCATTGCTGAATTGCATGCCTGGATTCACAGAGCCAACCAACAAACCCGAGGCTTGACCCGCATAGCTGCGGATGTAGGAACTTCCCGCAGGTTGACCGGGCAGCCAACGTGTTTCCACCTGGATATAGGCCATCCGTGCGTTGTCTGGTATCCACCTGGAGAGATCAACCGTAGTCCAATCTATGGCCGTTCCAACGGATAAAGCCGTCCATGTTTGGCTGTATTCAGAATCCGTGAACCGGATGTCTGGCATGGGCCAATTGGTCAGATGAAAGTTGGGTATCCCATCCCACTCAAGCCGGTACATCACACCCCAGGGCAGTTTGCGCGCTACCGTGAAACCGGTAGGCAGCACCACATCGCCCTGGAACATGGCTTGGCTTGCCATCAGCCCAAACTGACCGGATTGGCGGTTGGCGATCACATAGACATACAAGTCCTTGCCATCGACCACCGGTGCCTTATCAATCCCCCACATCCCTGTGGATTGCAGGTTGATCTGCGTCTCTTGTGGGAAGTGGAAAATTGCGTTTCCGTAGAACTCGGCAACGCTTCCCGGATTGATGTTGAGCTTGTTCGTGGAGAACTTGTCAGGCTCAAGGCCCGACAAATACCGCACCGGGGCCACAGTGGCGACTTGGGCCAATACCGACAACCAGCACGCCAGGAGCATGCAGAAAACGGAGATTTTCTTCATGTGGTGGCGACACTCAGTACAACAAAACGGATGACAACAGCCTCGGACAACGACCCAGCGGAGCGGTTTTCCAGAGCAATGATTGCAGCGCCAGAGCTGGTCGCAGCAGTCCACAAGCGATAGTTGCCTGTGTTGGAAATACTGCCCGCATCCAAGATTGGCAAGATCAAGTCATTGGTCCCAATCTGCGAGTTGTTGAACGTGAACAGCACAACCGAACCAGCCCCCAAAGCAGCGTTGTGCATGGTGATTTTTCCGCTCTGCTTGTTCAGCGTGACAGCATCAGATTTGGAGTTGGTCTGCGTGACAGTCCCACCAGCCCCAGCGATATAGCCGACCTTCCCGGCACCGGTGGTCAAGTCGCTGATCCCGTAACCCGGAACCGTGGTGGGCTTGCCGGTCAACTCTGAGAACGTGATGAACGACCAGCTCGCGGTGGTGCCGTCTGTCTTGACGTATTTGCCGGAGTTACCGGTCTGCACCGGAAGCGTCGCCGCAAATGCTTTCGCTGTGACGTATGCCGTGGATGCCGCGTTGGTACTGTTGTCAGACTGGGCTACCGTGGGAACAGTGATCGTTGCCCCGGTGTAATCGTGCGTACCTGTCCAAATCTGACCCGCCCAAGCGCCTTTTGCATTCAGCTGGATCTGTATTGAAGAGGTGACGCCTACGATGTAGTTGGCCTCTGTCTGAGATGCATTCCATGCCCCGCCGAGATTGGGGAATGTGGTCTTTAAGACCGTCTTGAGCATGCGGATGTTGTCGTCACCCTCAGAGACAAATTCGGATGACGTTGGCAGCGTGGTATCAAATGCCGGGATTGTGGTTGCTGGATCGACTGCCATGACCGTCCTTAATTGATCGTGCGAACGCGCAACGCCGTGCCGCTGAACATTGCGGCGTCGTCTGCGTTCTGCAGTTCATTCATGTCTTTTGCATACTTGCCTTCCCAAATCACCGAGCGCTCGTCGTCCATGACATAGGGCGCAGCCTCTGCCAGGGTGGCGAACAGGTAGATCGAGGGATGGTTGGTCAGCAGCCAATTGGTGTCCGCATCAGCAGACAGCGCGGCAAACTTGCCGTAATAGAAGACGTTGACCGTGTAGGCAGAGTCTGGGGTTGGCCCAAACAGAATCTGATTGCCTTCCAGTGTGTAAACAGCGGGTACACCCAAGTGATCGGATGGATACCGAGAGTCCAGGTGTTCAATGTTCACGTACGTCAATTGACGCGGGAATGTCCCGGCCAACGTGACGTTTTCAAACTCCAGCCAATCAGCAGGAAGGTCAACGCCCTGAGTCCCAGCGGTCAAGCTGAGATCGGCGGAGACGATCTGCCGACGCAGACGCAGATCACGCGCAATCCGGGACTCTGCCATCGTCACCAAGTCGGGGATGATGGATGTCAGGTCATCGCGCTTGAGCCACGCTGCAACGGAGCTTTTCAGCCCTGCATAGGTGGTGAGGCTCATACCCGGCCACCCCACACGCGAAACGCGCTGATCGCTGGGTCGTTGAGCATGCGGCGCTTGAGTTCATTGGAGCGGCCCAATTCCTCATAAGCCACGCCGTTGTCGTTGCACCATTTCTCGATGACGACCATGGGCACGGAAGCAGCCAGGCGCATGTCCTTGGAGCCGTGCAAACCTTCGTTGTGCATGGCCTTGGCGCGCTCCAGAATGCTGGTGCAGTCCTGGATAGTCCCGGTTGTCAGGGAGCCATCGTTGTTCAACTGGACAATGGTCTGCACGCCGTTGTCACGATTAATGACTTGGCGCTGCATTAGCACTGCTCCATCGGAACAACGTTGACCTGACCAGCGGCAGTACCCTGGATGTATGCAATGTGCGTAACACCCGATGGAACATGCAGGATCACCGAGTCAGCGGGCTGCACCAAAATGTCATTGGTGGTTGCTGCAACGCCAGAGGTGCCCAGCTTCACATAGCACTCATTACGGCCCGCGACACGAATAAATCGAGGACGATTGCCATCCGATGCCACAGGGATAGCAGTTGAGGCAGACGTACCACTGGTGGCAGCGCTGAAGCCCGTAGCTGTGACGGTGATGAATCCAGACGGATTGATTTGCGACATATAGACTCCGACGCTTCGCAGCGGTGAGAGAAAAGTGGGCGGGGCTTCGCACCCCGCTTGCCCGTCAGGCGGGAGACAGGTGAACCGTGATCGAACCGACCGCAGAGGTCGGTGTGCCGGTCAAGTCGTAGGAAAGCGCATCACCAGGCGCCAGCAGCAGATCGCTGGCGGTCGTGGAGAGCGTCAATGCCTGGTTGGCGTTGGCGGTGCCGACGATGTTGTAAGACCCCGAGTGCAGCACCGTCCCGGAGGCGGGGGCTGTAGCTGTAGGGGTCTTGCGGATAGAGACAGTGCAAGCACCGCCCGTACCTGCCACATCGACGCGGCCACGGATCGCCTTCACGACATAGGCGCGGTCAGCAACAAAGAATGTGCCGTCCACCGTAGATGCCGTGTAGTTGATCGTCACTGGGACGAAGCCCTCACCCGCTGGATTGGCGATGGGGCTGGAACCCACCAGACCCAGCGATGAGTCTGCATTCTGCTTGAGGTCAACAGACATGTTGCCCCCTTACAGGATGTCGTAAACAGCGCCGTGGGCCTTAGGGGCGCGGCATTCCATGGCGTACTCGACCAGGATTTGTTGCGCGTCACTGTCGCCAGTCTTCGCAATGTCCACGGTCTGGAACGGACGCAGGTAGGCGATTGCCAGCTTGTCCGACTGCAACAGGAACACATCGCGTGTTGCCATGAAGCGGTTGGGCACCGCTTGCAGAGTGCCGAAGTCCGAAACGTAGTAATCCACCGACGCATACAGCTTGGCGTCTTCCGACTTGTCCATGCGTGTCGCGTTGCCGGTGAACGTGGAGAACGTCTGCTTGGCAGTGGGCGGCATCATGATGGTGTCAGGCTCGCCACCAGCGGTGAAGCACTTCTGCAGAACATCTTTCACCTGTGCTTCGGTGAAGGCGCGCTGCGTACCAGCGGTGTACCCGGTGTTACCCGTGTACGAGGCCAATGTTCCGCCGTTGTTGTTGACGTTATCCACCACCCAGCCGCGCAGGCCGCGAGACTTGCGGGGAGACGTTGCGGCAGTGTCGTTCTGCGTCAAATCCAGCTCCATGTCGCGCTTGATTTCCAGCGAAGCCAAGGACAGCTGGTAAGCCAGTTCATCCTTACGACCTGCGGGGTTCATGGCGCGCTGAGTACCAGACACGCGAACAGTCTTGGTGCTGATCTGTGTGCGGTTGTTCAGGCGAACGGTGGGGGTGACGGTCTTGGCAGAAGCATCATCACCTTCAACAGCGGCGTTGGAAGCAGCCGAAGCGAGGTCTTGCACTTGCCATTCGTGCAGCGTGTTCGTGGCTTTCGCTTTGGAAGCCATGTTCAGCACGGGGGTTTGGGTGGGACTGATGCGATAGATCACATCGGTCAGGTCTTCGCGGTTACCAATCGCGGCTGTGGTGAGGAACGTTCCAGATGGAGCGGCCATGGTGTATGTCCTTTCGGCGTCTCTCGACGTTAGAAATAAGAATCAAAGGATGGAGGCGAATACCGCTGCTGCGTCTTCGACCCTGCCGGATTTGCTCAGCTTCTGATAGGCGCTTGCACGACGATCCAAACCAGGATTAGCACCGGAACCGGGCTGCTCCACCTTGCTAGGCAGCGTGGCTACTTTCTTAGCTGCTACATTCGCTTTGGACATGATCTGGTCGTACAGCATGGCTTTTCTAGCCAGCACTACGGCTTTGGCATCGTTAACACTGCTGACGGCTTGGGCGTCGTATCCCTGTTGAACCAGGTAATCAAACAACGCCTGTTTATCGGCCTTCGCCTTTGCCTCATCTTTCCACTCAGGGAGCTTGGCTAGGAGTTCGTCCTGCTGCTGTGAAAGGTGCGAATGAAGCCTTTGGGCTTGCTCGGCCTGCATGATGGAAGCGATGTGATGTTGCTCCGCATAGGTCTGCTGCAACTGGGCTTGCCTCGTTCGAATGAGGTGCTGTTGCCGCAAAGCCTCTTGCGGGTTTTCATCGATCAGCCGCTGCCAATCAATCTGTGAATGCTCTTGGAGTGATGCCTCCAACTGCACTTGCATGCGCTGCAGGTTTTGGGCGTATTGATGCCGCTCCTGCGATGCACGCTGAATCTCTGCCTCGGCTGCTTTGCGCTGTTCAGCAGCAGCCATGGTCTTCTTGGTGTAATCCGACTGCATCAGCCGTTCGGATTCGAGCTTGGCGGCTTTGTCCTTGGGTACTTGGACTTTGTAGCCGTCAATATCGACTTCCACCATTTCGGGCTCTGCAGCCTCGATCTCGGTGGGTTGCACTTCCTCTGCTGGAGGTGCTTCTAGAGCTGGTTGATCCTGTTCTTTAGGCGGGTCTTCGCCGCCCAGCAAACTGGCAAATTCTGCGGCTGCAGAGTTGATATCGAGGGGTGTGGATTCCTGTGAAGGATTGTCCATTCTTTACTCCTTGGGGGCGCTTCTCAGCGATGCCCATACACACAACAAAAAGGCCCATCAGGGCCGTCTATGCAGGTTGCGTTTCTGCTAGATTTCTACGAACTCACCCGTGTTAATCTGGCCTTTCACGTCACCTTGCAGCACGGCAATCGTGATGTTTTGACAGGTGATCAACTCGCCTTCTGGTGCTGGATGCCAGACTGTGCGAAGTGCTGGGTTTTCGTCAGCAAGTTGCTTCACTCGCTGAACGAATTCCACCCATCCCGCAGCCTCTGTGCGACTGTCCTGCGGTGCTCCAGATCCAGATCCGCGACCTTCCCGTCCTGCATCGTTGCTTCCAGGTGCGTCTTCACCTTCTGCAGCAGCATTAGGTACTGCCAGATCTTTTCGCGGCCTTCCGCGTCTCTTGCTGGTGACTTCTTCCATGTTTCGGTCATCTCCAATTCAATAGCCAAGAAAGCGCCTTGGAAAACCTCGTTTTCAAGCACTTCCTTGGCCCGGTTGCCGT